GTTGCGATAGGGCATTTCATTTCTTTTTCATCCGTTTGGATTCGGAAATGGCGATGGCAATTGCTTGTTTAGGGTTTTTTACAACAGCACCACCCTTGCCAGAGTGCAACTTCTTGTCTTTGTATTCCTGATATACTTTGGCTACTTTTTCTTTTTGCTTAGGACTCATCATGAAAAATTCTCCTGAAGTATGGATGCCTGTACCAAATTATGAAGGATTATACGAAATTAGTAATCATGGACGATTTGCTTCCATCAGAAAAGATGGAAGATTTTTCAGAAAGCTAAATGAGAAAACACATTACCTTAGTGTATCAGTAAAGTCAATAGATGGGAAACCTCAAAAATCGTTATACATCCACACTTTAGTTGCCCATGTTTTTATAAAACCACGACCAGATGGATTAGTAGTTCGTCATCTTGATGGCAACAGATACAACAACAAAGTTGAAAATCTTGCATATGGAACAAATGCACAAAATGTTGCAGATTCAGTAAAGCATGGTATTTATAAAGGATCAAACAACGGAAGATCAATAATTAACGAAAGTGGTGCTAAAGCAATTAAACACCTATCTAAAAATGGTGTAACACACAAAATATTGGCAGATTCTTTTGGCGTAACAGTTCAAACAATATATGCAATTACAAGCAATAGAAATTGGAAAGATGCATAAAAAAAGAGCCACTTATTAGGCGGCTCTCAAATGGCAACGGCTCTCAAACGATTCCTCGGATCAACCTTTTGATCGGTTTACTCCAAGAAGTGTTTGATCCCCAAGACACAGTAGCCGCATCTGAAGCGAATGTCAACACAAAAGCATCAGCCATGTCAGGAGATTTCAATCCTCTACGTCTAATATCATCCTTAGACTCAATCTTGATCTTGCCGTTAGAGGTGAATGTGTACCTCACAGTCGCCAGTTCAGCAATGAAATCCTCGTTATTTGGTATCTTGCAGTCTCGTTTCTCTAGCCAGGCTTTGGCTTTGTGCCACAGTTCTGCCCTCAAATTGAGATAAGTACCGCCCATTGCAGGACTCTCAGAGACGTTAATACCCCTAGCTGGTAACTTCAATTCTCTTAGTCGGTCAACAACACCTGCTCCAAGGCCAATAGAGTCAACCAAAATCTCGGCAGGTCTGGTCTTATGGTCACAAGCCTCATACTGAGCAACCACAGCACCTGTTAACTGCATCAGGTCTAGATTCCTCCAACGCTCTAAAGAAGAGGTTACATTGGACTGACGCTTACATAGAACTGACGAATCAGATCCAAAACGAGCAACGTCCAGTCCCCAAATAATAGGCGAATCCTCGTAAGCTCTGGTGTCTCGATGTTTGGCAGACTCAAGCAGTTCCATTGGGATAATAGTGTCATCATCACTCCTTGGGAATTCACCCAAAACACGGATTCGGAACGCATTACTTTCCTCGCCATAGCGAGATTTCATGTCCTCAACATACTCTTTACTGACCCGTGTAGAGTCAATACAAGACACACGTTTAGTCCACCACTCGTCTTTCAACCTGTTATGTGTGTCAAAAAAGAAGCCAGAACTACGGACTGGATTGCCCAATAGAATGGTCAAAGCATTGTGACCAGACATAGAACCAGCAGCGGCCTCAAATACCGCCTCTGGGACACCAGAAGCCTCGTCTGCTACCAACATGACGTTATCAGAGTGAACGCCTTGTAGAGCCTCTGGCTGCTCTGCTCTAGATGTTCTGGCGGAGATAAACGCCTCAGTAGCACTAGCTTTTAGCTCAATCCTCTCTTGTTTGACATCGAGCAGGTCTTGGATAGGTTGTGGGAGTTCTTTCACCCATCTCTTTAGTTCAGCAAACAAAGCATCATAAAGTTGGGCAGAAGTAGGGGCTGTTACCACTACCTTGACGGGATATCTGGTCAACAAGAACCACAACATTGCCCAAGAAGCAGTCGTTGACTTACCAACTCCGTGACCAGACCTGATTGAGATTTTTCGCTCACCAGTCGCAACAGCAGTCAAAAAGTCTTGTTGCCATTCATCAGGCTCAACTCCAAGAACCTCTTTGACAAACAGAACAGGGTTATTTCGGTATAGCTTAATAAACTCAATAAAAGGATTATTAGCCATTGTTTTCAATCACTTCAGCCTTACCCATGTGCTTTAAAGCTTGTAGGTGCAGATCACCCAAAGAGATATTAACTTGGGTTTTGGCAGTATCTCCATAGTTCTCAGGGTCTAACTTAGATGCCATCCACTTTCTTGTATCAACCTGCAACCTGGCTTTGTTCACTCCTGAGTTACTGGTTTCATCCGCTTCATCAGCAATCTCTAGAGCCTCTTCTGCAAGTTTCTCAGCCTTTAACTTCCTAGCCTTCAGCACCGCATCTCTACGCTCATCAGTATGGTTTATCCAGAAAGATAACATCGGTCTAGAACACTCAATGAACTCAGCCAGTCTCCCAATAGTCATCCCCTGCGCTATATGCGCTGTCACAAACTCTATCCCTCCAAGACTCTCAATCTTCTTCTCCAACGCTCTCCTCATCGGAAATCCTGCCATACATCTCTCCTTGATTTAATGGTTACAAAATCAAGTATATCATTTGGCTATCGAGTTTTTTTGTTTGGATTTTTTCTTGCATCTCTTGTTGCAAGATCTAAAAGAATCTGACGCTCTGTAGCTAATGTTGCATTTAAATGGGCTGGCGGCTTGTATGGGTCGTAACTATTAACTGGATTTTTATTTGCAACATCACCCATAGCCCAAGCTGGCAACTCAAGAACTGACGCCCTGTATCCTTGATTCTTATCAGTCCATTCAGGGTTTAACCTTTTGGATAATGAACCTTCACGAAAAGCCTCAATACCTCTTTTTGACGGGTCATAACTAAGCTTTTTATATGCATCCAAATATTGCTGTTTGGCTTCAGGGTCAACAACATCCTTTTGGAGGTTTTGGCCTATCATTTCCTTTTGGGTTGCATGAGTCAATTCATGCACTAAAGTCGGAATGGCGCTTTCTGGAGCTAATCTTCTGCCTAAAAATGCATCAGTTAAATTTACTTTGCCAGTTACTGGAATATTACTATTACTAAAAATACCCTGTTGCACAAACTGACCAGCAGAACTATCAGGCATATAGCCAAATGAAATTGGCGGCATCGCATTACGAGACTGCAAATATTCAGCCAAAGCAGCGTACTCTGGCCTCTCAGATGCCAATTGCATCAAGTACTGAACAGGATTCTTACTCTCAGCCAAACTACTTGGTTGAGTCTCCCCTTGGCCTGTGAAGTAACTTAATAAACCTTTTTCAGCCATAAATACTCCAAAAATTTTTTTGACTATGCCACATTATCCCAAATATATGTAGGGGGGTCTATCTTTGAATGCTATGTTGATGTGTGTTTATGTCCCCTGCCACAGCGCCCCCTCGGTTTATTGATAGGGTGGGGTAAACCCTACTGTTCATCCATACAGTAGTACTAACCCTTAAGGGTAAACCCCTAGGTAGAAACCCTAATAGGGTAAACCCTCATGTATATCCATCCAGTACTGTGTATCTATCCAGTAGTCTAGATGCGAATGATTCTCATTTGCGTTTACGTCTCAGATGCGCAAAGGATGTGCTTGTAGGGATGTGTAAGAGGTTTCTCTCTGTGTTTCTAGGTCTATGCTTATCAATGCCTTTATCTTGTCTCCATCCCTTGTCTATCCTATGTGATCCCCTTATCTATCCCTTACATGAATGAAAGCCAATGGCATGGGCTAACCCTTCTTTTCTTTTTTCTACTGTAGCTACAAATTCAAACGCATATTAGGGTTTGTCCCTATTCTTTTTTTGTTTTTCTTTGCTACTATAAATGCACGTTCAATCGGAACGTATCAACTAATAGGTGTAAATATGAAAACTGTAATTCTTGAAGCTATCGGTGGCATTGTTCTTTTTTGTGCAGCCCTGGCACTCATGCTGGCTTATTTTGACGTCTTGGTGAAATAAGGGGCTGACAATGATTAAGACAATGAAGGCCAAGTATTTTGGCAAATGTAAATTATCAAATGCACTCATAAGGCCTGGTGATTACATTTTGTACGATACCATTACAAAAACTGCACAGCTACAGCCAGACAGCGACACAATCACTTTTTTTGGTGAACATGGCCCGTCAACCTTTTATAGGAATAAACGGGGAAAATGTATCGATGCACCATGTTGCGGCTGCTGCACAATCTAATTTTTTAACTGTTAATAGGCGTCAATATGATCAAAATTTCTCAAACCTCAAAACTTAATGCTAGATCTTGGAGCTTGCAAGCTTTAGATACTTGCCCTGGATCATGGGCCGCACCTGGCGAACTAGTAGACGCCTGTAAGGGCTGCTATGCAACAACAGGAAATTACAATTACCCTAACGTCAAAGCCCCCAGGATCTCTAATCGGGAAGACTGGCAGCGACTAGACTGGGTTTCTGATATGGTAAAAGAACTAAACCAGGATAGATTTTTCCGCTGGTTTGATTCGGGAGACGTTTACACCCTTGGTTTGGCTGAAAAGATCCTTGAAGTAATGATCCAAACCCCCTGGGTTTCCCATTGGTTACCCTCAAGAATGCATAAATTTCCAAAATTTGCCCATGTATTCGCTCAAATGGAAGCTTTGCCAAACGTAAAGGTTCGTTTTTCAAGTGATTCGATCCAGGGTGAATACATTGAAGGCTTGCATGGATCGGTTATCGGCCCTGATGCTGCTACTTTTCAGGCCAGGGAAGGTGTAAAGCTTTGCGAAGCTTACAAGCACGGGGGAAACTGTAATGGCTGCAGAGCTTGCTGGGATAAATCTGTCCCATTGATAGCGTATCCAGCGCATGGCCAAAAAATGGCCCGTGTTATCAAATTAAAGCAAATTTAAAGGTAAAAAATGACTACTAGAAAACCAAAAACCCCTAAAGTACACCCAAAAATTCTGAATGCTTTTATGATCTATGAGGGAATCAACGATATAAATTCCGTTTTTGGCGCTTTAACTGTTCTTGAAGCTTATATCCAAAGCGATAAATTCCAAAAATATCCCGCTTGCATGGCTATCGATAGCATTAGGGCCACGTTATGCGCTGGAACGGGTGTAATTGAGGAATGGCTTGAAATTGAGGACCCAGCAGAATGAAAAAACAAAAAATTCATGTTATGCCAGGGTTTGAATTTGCATACATTAGAAGCCCCAAAGATATCAATGGAACAATGGAACCCTTCAAACCCCATTGGTGGATCCAGTATCTAGG